GGACGTGCAGGTTCGAATCCTGCCGTCTCTATCAGCGTCAGGGGAGACGCGACCCCACACCCATTTAAAGGTAGACACGATCTGATGTGTGGGGTTTTATGATTAACCGCAAGTAAAACAAGGGTCGCAACCTTGCTTGTGGTTAGTAGGCTTAATGGTCGTTTATGCACGTTCGATTCGTGCAAAGCCTGTTAGGAACATGAACCGTGATTGGAAAACGGTGGAGGTAGCGCCTTGCTTCGGGACGTTAGCTAAGTCCGAAAACTCTTTGCGAAGAGCCAGAAGAAGATGTGTCGGTTCGATTCCGACTGTTCCTGTTGCATTTAATGCAAACTCCATATTTTTATTAAAAAAGCCTATTATACCTATTGTGTAAGGGCTTTTTTCGTTGTATTATTGAAGTGATAAAAAATATGGAGATTAAATATGGAAAACAAACCCGCAAAAGCAAGTTTCTTTAAATTAAGTTCTTCTAAAGAATCTAATTTAAAATTGTTTATCGAAAAGATGGAGGAAATGTTTGATAATTTTAGAAAAAAACAATATAGTAACATTCCAACATTAGAGATAAATGATCTTATGTATTATATAAATGCAATGCAGAAGGTAACAAGTGAAGAAGAATTAAATGGAACGAATCTATTTTATTGGTTAGTTACCATTTCACGGGTGGATACAGAATCTCCAATTATTCTTGCGAATCTTGAAAAAAATATTGATGTAAGAAAAAGGGAAATTGAACATGGGGATAATGAGGGCCTTGTGGTTGATACAAGATTATTATTTGACCCATTTAGACAAATTTTAGTTGTTTATAATCAAAGAGGTACAATTAATAATTACGACTTAAGAAGGTTTTTTTGTCAAATAATTGGAGTTAGAGGATTGAAGTTTGATATTATATTAAACAGTGATGCTTTCAAAAGGGTTGGTAAGCTTGATGTTGTAAATTCAATTAGTTATACTGTTGCAAGCCCAACAAACTTTAAGGAGTTTCGAGATGATACTCAAAGTGAAAATGCCGATTTAAAGTTTGCAAATTCTATGCTAGGAGAGTCAATGCAGGTTGTTATAAAGTCAAACCATCTTTCTAAAAAAAATATATTTGATAAATTTTCAGATATGTTAGTTAATGACTCAGTTAATGTAAAAAATGCTAAAGTTGAAGGGCTTACCGATGGTCATCCGGAATTAATAGACTTAATAAAAAATAAATTGGAATATAAGGGAACTATTTTTTATGAAAATACTTTAGACGATGAGGCTGTTTATGCATTTCTGAATACCGCGTATAGCTTTCATTTTAGTCATTTAAAAAGAATGTTTACTATAACTTTATAACTTATATTGAGGTATGCGATGAAAAAAGGAAGGTTTAAAAGAAACTGGCCGATTATACTATTTGGTGTAATAGTTTTTATATTTAGTTTTTATTTTAAAATTTCTCCAAAAAGTTTAAAAAATTTTACTGATATAATGTCGGCATCTCTATCATTTTCAGCAATTGTAACCGCAATATTCTTTGCTAGTTTTTCATTGATACCAACTTCCGGTTCTAATAAATTAGTAGTGATGATGGAAGATTTAGGGACAGAGATAAAAATAATGGACCGCCTATTAGTTGCTACTTTTTTATCTTTCATTAGTTCTTTATTATCTTTCATTTCTCTATTCTTTAGTAAGACTGATACTGATTTAATTTCAATTTTAGTAGTTTCAAGTTGGTTGAGCTCAACAGTAATGATGTTCCTAAGTTCGTTCTTTGTGCTAAGAACATTAATTTTGTTAGTTGAAACTTATAATAATTTCAAAAATAAATAGGTCATCACATTGTGGTGACTTTTTTGTTATGGTCCACGACATGGTTACTTATTAGTTACAAACGTTGAAATTACAATGTTTCGATAGGTCAACGTCGTGGTTTTTTATTATGTAAAAAAGAACCACAACAGTGGCTCTTATGCTTGTAATTTTAATTCAAGCGCTTCAGTAAGAACTTGAGAAAAGTTGAGGTTTTTATCTTCTGCTGCGTCGTTTAACCATTCAGGGATAGTCACGTTTTTGCGGACTTTTTTGGAGTGATATTTTTTCATATAGGCAACCATATCGATGCCAATTAAAGCAATGTCGGAATCAGGATACTGTTCTTTTAAATCAGAAACGGCGCTAGCCTTTGGATAGTCAGTATAGTCTTCAAGGGCAAAACCTAAGACTTCGACAGCCATTTCATAAGCCTCTTGAAAGTCTTCACCTTGAGTAATTGCTTCAGGTACATCTGGAAATGTAACCATGATATAGTCTGTGTCTTGTGTAAATGTAGCTGGATAAATTAACATAATGATCCTCCTTTGATTACTGTGAGATAAGCACACCATCTGGCAAGCGGATTATTTTAAACCCGACTGCTTTAGAATGGTATCTTCAAGACCTTTTCCGAGGTCTTTATTGTGCATTGGAACAATGGTTTGATGTCCGTTATTGTCTCGGAATTTTTTGTGACTTCCGTTTTGACTGACTTCGTAGAACCCATTCTTTTTTAGCAGTTTTATCATCTGCTTTGGGGTCATTGGCATATTGCTTACCTCACTTTCTATACTTATATTATACACATAAACAATGTAGATGTCAATGCAAAATACGCATAAAATACACAAAAGGCGGTGATGGAAAATTGAGTAAATTAACACTAAAACAGAAGCGGTTTGCAGATGAATACATCATCTCAGGGAATGCTATGGAGTCAGCTATAAAGGCTGGGTATAGCCATAATTATTCCAAAGCACAGTCGCACAAGCTATTGGAAAATGTTGGAATTAAAGAGTATCTTGATGAACGATTTGAAAAAATGGATTCCAAGACAATAGCAGACCAAAAAGAGGTATTGCAATATCTTTCTTCGGTCATGAGAGGTGAGCAGCAAGAAAAAACACTCATCAGCATTGGAGAGCTTGGGCAAGAAATAGTTGATATTGATGTAGGAGCAAAAGACAGGTTGAAAGCAGCTGAATTGCTTGGTAAGCGGTACAGATTGTTTACCGATAAGATAGAGGCTGAAGTGCAAGGAACGGTGGTGTTTGTCAATGAAGACGACATACCAGACTAAGCCAAAGCTAGAAATCAAAGTTGATTTACCTAAAACTATCGGTATAGGTTATGGCGCTTTTTGGCGCTCTAAAAATTTTTATCGAGTAGTTAAAGGCAGCCGTGGATCTAAAAAATCTAAAACGACTGCTTTAAATTTTATCGTCAGACTGCTGAAGTACCCTTGGGCTAACTTATTGGTCATCCGTAGATACTCAAACACTAACAAACAATCTACTTATACCGATTTTAAATGGGCGTGTAATCAATTAAAGGTTACACACCTTTTTAAGTTTAATGAGAGCTTGCCAGAGATAACCGTCAAGGCAACAGGACAAAAAATCTTATTCCGTGGTCTTGATGATGAACTCAAGATAACATCTATTACTGTTGATGTCGGTTTGCTCTGTTGGGCATGGTTCGAGGAGGCTTATCAAATTGAGACCGAAGATAAGTTTTCAACAGTTGTCGAATCAATCCGCGGTAGTTTAGATGCTCCTGATTTTTTTAAACAAATAACAGTCACGTTCAACCCGTGGTCAGAAAGACATTGGCTTAAGCGTGTCTTTTTTGACGAAGAAACTAAACGGGCCGATACATTTTCTGGGACTACAACATTTAGAGTAAACGAATGGCTTGATGATGTCGATAAAAGACGCTACGAAGATTTGTACAAGACTAATCCAAGGCGGGCTAGAATCGTCTGTGATGGTGAATGGGGCGTTGCTGAAGGTCTTGTTTTTGATAACTTTGAAGTCGTAGATTTTGATGTTGAAAAAACAATTCAACGTGTCAAAGAGACTTCAGCTGGTATGGACTTTGGTTTTACTCAAGACCCTACAACTCTTATATGTGTTGCAGTTGACCTCGTAAACAAAGAATTATGGCTTTACAATGAACATTATCAAAAAGCTATGTTGACAGATCATATTGTCAAAATGATAAGAGATAAAAATATGCATAAATCTTATATCGCAGCTGATAGCGCTGAAAAACGTCTAATAGCAGAGATAAAAAGCAAAGGTGTATCTGGTATTGTTGCCAGTCTTAAGGGTAAAGGGTCTATTATGCAAGGAGTTCAGTTTATGCAAGGTTTTAAAATATACATCCACCCTTCTTGTGAACACACAATAGAAGAGTTTAATACTTACACTTTTAAGCAAGACAAAGAAGGTAATTGGTTAAACGAACCGATAGATAAGAATAACCACGTTATTGATGCGATTAGATATGCGCTTGAAAAATACCATATCAGAAGCAACGAGTCAAATCAGTTTGAAGTTCTTAGGGCTGGTTTTGGTTACTAGAAAGGAAAATAATGTACACAGAATCATTTAGAGATAGTACGGGAAAGACTAAAACATTAGAGTTTAGGTTCCACCGTGAAGCTCGCATGAGGTATCAAGCGGAAAGTCTAGAAAGCTTGTTAACCGAAAAATATAAGCTACTCCGTGAAATGATTGAACACCACGATAAAGTCCAAAAACCACGCATACAAGAGCTTCTAGATTATGCAGAGGGAAATAACCACACCATCAGCGAAATAGGCCGTAGGAAAGACGATGACATGGCTGATGTTCGTGCTGTGCATAACTATGGTAAGTATATTTCAACGCTCAAACAGGGCTATTTGGTGGGTAATCCTATTCGTGTAGAGTATATTGATGGTACCGAGCAGCAGCAAGACCTATTAAAGGACCTATCTGTTAAAAACAATTTCCACCAGCTGAACCGCAGATTAGTAAAAGACCTATCCAAGGTTGGTCGAGCGTTTGAATTGATTTATCGCAGCATGGATGACAAGACAGAGGTCGTTAGACTAGATCCACGGGAAGTATTTGTTATCTATCAAAATAACCTAGAGCAATCAAGCTTAGCTGGTGTGCGGTACTATAACAAAAATCAATTAGATGGTACTACAAAAATTGTCGAGCTTTACACCGATAATAAAATCCTGAAGTTTGAATATGATGGTGATTTAACACTGATTAGGGAGGCTTCGTCTCATGCGTTTGGTTCGGTACCAATCACGGAGTATCTCAACACAGATGACGGCATGGGCGACTACGAGACAGAGTTGTCTTTAATCGACTTGTATGATGCAGCTCAGTCTGATACAGCTAACTACATGCAAGATTTGTCAGACGCAATTCTAGCCATTTTCGGACGTGTGTCATTTCCGCATGATGTTCAGACAGCCGAACAGCGTATCGAATTTGTGAAAGTGATGCGTAAAGCTAGATTGCTTAACCTCGAGCCTCCTGTCGACCAAGACGGGCGTGAGGGATCTGTAGATGCCAAATATCTATATAAACAATATGACGTACAAGGAACCGAAGCCTATAAAAATCGTATTGTGTCCGACATCCATAAATTTACCAATACGCCAGACATGACAGACAGTAAGTTTGCCGGTCAACAATCCGGAGAGGCGTTGAAGTGGAAAGTGTTTGGTCTTGATCAGGAGCGTGTCGACATGCAAGCTTTATTTGAGCAATCTCTTAAACGTAGGTACAAACTAATCGCTCGTGTAAGCCAACTGCTTAAAGAGATTGATGACTTTGACATCAGCAAGCTTAAAATCACATTTACGCCAAACCTACCTAAGTCGCTACAAGAAAAGATTGAAGCCTTTAAAGCATTGGGTGGAGAGTTGTCGCAAGAGACAGCTATGGCTATTACAGACATCGTGGAAGATGCTAAGAAAGAAATTAGCCTTATCAATAGCGAGTCGAAATCACGTAGTCAACTAGCGCAGAAGTTAGAAGAAACCAGTAGATTGACTGATAGGGAGTTAGCTCATGACCACCAGAAAGAGTAAATACTGGCGTGACCGTATCAAGAAAGAAATGGATGCTAAAGAGGCAGACGATATCTCTCTTGAGCAATCCATGAAGCAATTGCACGATTATCATTTCAGGAATATCGAAAAAGAAATTGAGTCGTTTTATCAACGTTATGCTGACAAAGAGAAAATAGACCTTTCAGAAGCCCGTAAGAGAGCTTCTGAGCTTGATATTTCTGCTTACCAGAAGAAAGCTAAGGAACTTATTGCAAAGGCTGAGAAGCTACGAAAAGAGGGTAGAACGGTAACAAAAGCCGACTTCACTCATCAAGAAAATGCAGACATGGCTATTTACAACTTAGCCATGAAAACCAACGCTTTAGAATTGTTGCGCTTGAATATCGACTTGGAGATGCAAGAACTTGCCAACGGCGAACACAAGCTAACCAAGAAATTTCTTGACGAAGGTTACCGTAAAGAGGTTGAGTTCCAAGCTGGGCTATTAGGATTATCAGTTGCTAGCCAAGCGAATGTGAAAAACTTAGCTGATGCCGTTATTAATGCTAATTTCAAGGGAGCAAAATGGTCAGATAACATTTGGGACAGACAAGATAAGTTACGTAGCATCATATCTCAAAGCGTCCAAAGTGCTATCCTAAAAGGTAAAAATGGCTTAACTATTGCAAGAGATATTAGACGAGAGTTTGATGTGTCAGCATCTTACGCAAAGCGACTAGCGATAACGGAGCATGCAAGGGTTCAGATGGAAGTTGGTAGATTATCCATGGCGGAGAATGGCTTTGCTATGTTTGATATATTGCCTGAGCCTAAAGCATGTGATGTTTGCAAGGATATAGCTAAGCATGGTCCATATCACCTTGACAAGTGGAGAATAGGGGAAAACTCTCCGCCGTTTCATCCGTATTGTCGTTGTGCAGTTGTAGGATTGGATAAGAAACAAGAAGAAAAAGTGAATGATAAATCTGAAAAATTTGAAAACATAACACCGAATCTCATGCCATTATTTAGTAAGTTTGCAAGTAAAATAACAGATTTGCAACGTAAAATAGTGTACTCTGCTGATTTAGCAGATACCGGGTACATTAGAACACCGCATGCGTTTGATATAAACAATACCTTGCGAAATAAAGGCTACAATTATCTAAACGTTGATGATAAACTAATTACCGACACATTGGATAGTGTCATCTCGATAAATTCAACTCCCAAAAATATAAAAGTATACCGATTTGATGATTTTGAGTTATTAGGTTCAATCAACGAACAAAACAATAATATTTTTGATTCAGGTAATTTTATGGATAAATTAAACCAGGGAGGATTATCATACACCAACGATGGATATACTTCTGCAAGTTATGATGTTAAAAAAAACGTGATGGGATATCGTCCTATTAAGACTGAAATAAAAGTACCTAAAGGAAGCCACGTTTATCTTACAGATAATGAGGAAGAAAGTGAAATTATACTACCACGAGGGACAAAGTATGATATAATTAATGCGAAGATAAATGAATATGAAGAAATAGAAATCACTATGGAAATAAGAAAGGAGTAAGCGATGGATTTTTCTGATTTTTTGAATAAAAAACAAAAAGAGTGGGATGAATCTCATCCAATTCCTGACTTTAGTGCAATGAGTGATGAAGAATTGCTTTATCAGCCAATGAGTGAAGCTTTAGTGTCTGAAAGATTTGCTAAAGAGTTATCTAAAGAGGTTAGAAAGCGTAATTTATTATCAAAATAAAAACATATTATTATAGACGGAAGACTGTGGTCGCCCGTCTTTTTTTGTACCCAAAAACAGGAGGAAAACATGAATCGTGAAAGTAAACCAGGTATGGAAAGCGTAAAAATCGGAGGGTTGACATACTCTGTTGAAAAGGCATCGGACCTGCAAGGCAAAGATGGCAATTGGGGTCTTATACACTACAAAACACAACAAATTAAACTAGATGACTCATTAACCGAGCAGCTCGAAGATCAAACACTTATCCACGAAATTGTTCATGGAATTTTAGTTGAGGCAGGCTATACTAATCACGAAGAGGACCAAGCTAATCGCATTGGTCTGATTTTGTATCAAGTATTGCAGGATAATGATTTTAGCTGGTTGTACAAAGGGGAATAAATATGAATAAACGCATCAAGAAAAAACGTAAGTTAGAAACAGCAGTTGTGATGCTTGTTGCAGAAAATGCTATACAAGCAAAAGCTCTTAGAAATCAAAACAAACAAATTGCAGAGCTGAGAGCGATTATACAACAAAACGTCCAAGCAATAAATAGAGAGTTTGTAACTGCTAAAAACACGATTTTAGATAACCAATTAGCTATTAAGTTAATTGGTGATGATGTTGGTCACATCAAGCAAAATTATAAGCGGAAGTGGCGAAAATAAATTTTAAACTGGTCGAATTCGACCCCTTTAGAATCAAACTAAGTCGTAGGAATACGGTTTTTTTATTATGTCCAAGCATTGACGACGATAAAAGCTATGGAATTAATAATCGGGGACGATTTAAAACATAGGAGGTGCCAATCATGGCAGAAGAAACACAAGTAGTTGAGATGGTTGAAGAGCAAGTGGTACCTGAAGCAAAACAACCGCAAGACGAAAAAAAGTATACAGATGCAGATGTGGACGCTATCATCGACAAAAAGTTTGCGAAATGGAAGTCAGAACAAGAAGCTGAGAAATCGGAAGCCAAGAAAATGGCTAAGATGAACGAGAAAGAGAAAGCAGACTACGAAAAGCAGAAGCTGTTAGACGAATTGCAAGAACTAAAAAACGATAAGACACGCAATGAGTTAACAGCAGTAGCTCGTCAAATGTTTGCAGAATCTGAAATCAACGTCAACGATGACGTACTTGGTTTAGTTGTGACTTTGGACGCAGAACAAACAAAAGCAAATGTAACAACGCTAGCAAACGCATTTGCTAAAGTTATCGCTGATGACCGCAAGGCTCTTGTACGCCAGACCACTCCGTCAACAGGCGGTGGATTGAGGAAACAAACCAATTACGGTGCTAACTTGGCTAGTAAGGCAGCACAACAAAGCACCAAGCTTTTTTAGGAGGAAATTATGAACAAACGTAAAGTAACAACATCTAAAGAGATTCTACACAATCTCGACTATGAAGCTATTTCAGTAACTTTGGATTCAAAAAAAATCGGCAAGGAAGTTGTTCCAGCTGGGACAGTGTTAGCAGGTGTTTCAGGATCAGTATTTGAAGACCGCAAACAGAAAGTTAAAGCGGTCGATAACAGTGCCGTAGAAAGTGAGGATAACATCTGCGGGATTTTGCTTACAGATGTCGATTTAACAAATGGCGATGCAGTCGGTTCCTGTATTTATCGTGGGACTATCAATGCAGACAAGCTTGCTGATTCATCTATTGCGGGAAAATATGAAGTGTTGGAAGAAGAACTACCGCACATTGTCTTTATCAAGGGAGGTAAATAAACATGGCATTGATTCACGAAATTATCACATCGGAAAATATCAAAGGTTTTTACAATGCTAAAAACGAAAATGTCGGAAACACGCTAGGGGAAAACGCATTTCCCCCAAAACAACAATTAGGACTCAAACTTTCGTTTATTAAAGGTGCAGCAGGCAAACCTGTCACACTTAAAGCGGCAGCCTTTGATACAAAAGTGCCACTACGTGACCGTATGACTGTTGAATTACTCGACGAAGAAATGCCATTCTTCAAAGAGGCTATGGTTGTCAAGGAAGCAGACCGTCAACAACTCAGTTTGTTAGCTCAAACTAAAAATCAAGAGCTTATTGACACAGCGCTAGCAGCGATTTACAACGATAAAGTAACACTTATTGCAGGTGCAAAAGCACGTCTAGAAGCAATGCGTATGGAAGTATTGTCTAAAGGTAAAATCCATGTTGCATCAAACGGTGTCATGAAAGATTTTGATTATGGGTTAGATTCTTCGCAAACAACTAAGCCAGATACAAAATGGGAACAAGTAGATACCGCTACACCACTTAAAGACATCGAAAAAGCTATCGAAGTAATGGCAGAACGTGGCTTTGTGCCAGAAGCTATCATCATGAACTCTAAGACACTTAGCCTGATTAAAAATGCAAGTAACACTTTAGACGTTGTAAAGCCTATGGCGCCAGATGGGGCAGCTGTTACTAAAGGTGATTTGGAAACTTATATTGCTGATGAATTAGGTCTTAAAATTTTGCTTAAGGATGGAATGTTTGTCGGAGACGACGGTAAAGCTAAAAAATACTTCCCAGATGGATTTGCAACTTTAGTTCCTAACGGCAATCTTGGTTACACAGTATTTGGTACTACTCCAGAGCAATCAGATTTGCTTGGTGGTGAGGCAACAGATGCTGAGGTCTCTATTGTTGAAACAGGTATTGCAATTACCACTACTAAGACAACTGACCCAGTGAACGTCCAAACAAAAGTTTCTATGATTGCTTTGCCATCGTTTGAACGCTTGGAAGAAGTACAAATCATTAATGCAACAGAATCCGAAGAAGAAACTAAAAAAGAAAACAGCTTTGAAATGTAGGAGGTCAATATGCCTAGAGTAATTAGAGCATTTAAAGATAAAGTAACAAAAGTAGTCTACGAAGTCGGCGATATTTACTCGGGCGACCGAGTAGAGTTTTTGACAGAGGGTGGTGTTTTAGAACCGTCCGTAGACTTTGACAAGCTGAAAGTGAGTGAGATTAAAAGCAAACTTGACGAGTTAAGCATTGAGTATGATGCTAAACTTAAAAAATCCGAGCTATTGAAGCTTTTAAAGCAAACAATCGGATAGTTTGGAGGTGTTTATGGATGCAGTAAACACAAGTAGCGTTATAAGCAATGTAAAGCTTGATTTAGGCATCTTAGACAGTCAACAGGACGATTTACTTAACATGTTGCTAAAACGCGTTACAGACCATTTTAAAGCTAAATATGGCGCTGTCGAAATAGACAGCGCTTTTAGTTTTGTTTTAGAAGATTGTTTAATTGCTAGATTTAACCGTAGAGGTGCCGAGAGGGCAAAAAGCGAGAGTGTGGAAGGTCATACGACAACATACTACGACTTTTTGGATGAGTTTGAACCTTACGATGCCATGATTATGGCAAAGCTTAATTTAATCAAAGACAAATCTCGTAAAGGGGGACTGTACTTTTTATGAGATATGCAGATAGAGTTACATTTGTTAAAACGACGGATGAGCAATACAATCCCGATTTAGGTGAGTATACGCACACAGAGGTCATAAGTATCACAAAACCTTGTTTTGTGATGGACATGGGCATGGAAAAGTCCGTACAGATTTTTGGAGATTATCAAAAGGATCGTAAAGTTATCTACCTGAAGCAGCCTTATACAAAAGCATTTGATTATTGCGAGTATGAGGGCAAGAGATACAAAGCGCAGGCAAATAAGCTTGGCGCTATTGTTTTTTATCTGGAAGGAGATGATTCTATTGGTGGCTGATATATCTTTAAAAGTAGTTGGAACAGCTGGTTTAAAAAAGAAACTTGAGCTTATTGTCAAAAAAGATGCCGTCAAGAAGATTGTCAGAGACAATGGGACGCAGCTTCAAAGGAAAATGATTAATAAAGCGGTATTTACAAAAGGCTATTCAACAGGTGCAACTAGACGTTCTATTACCATGCAAATCGGCGATGGTGGATTGAGTGTCAAGGTTAAACCAGGAACTCATTATGCCGGCTACCTTGAAAGAGGAACTCGCCTTATGAGCAAACAACCGTTTGTTTTGCCAGCTCTAAAAGAGCAAAAAGTAAAATTTAGAAAAGATTTGGAGGCGCTTGTCAAATGATTAAAACTAGAGATCAGTCTATTTTTGACGAAATGTTTAAACGCATCCAGTCTTTAGGTTTTAAGGTTTACGATTATAAACCGATGACGGAAGTTCCATATCCATTTGTGGAAATGGAATCTACTGATGCGGAATATATTCCAAATAAAGATGACATTAAAGGTTCTGTTGAACTTATGTTGTCTGTTTGGGGGGTGCAGAAAAAACGGAAGCAGGTGTCTGACATGGCATCTGCTATTTTTTCGCAAGCTATGTCCGTAGCTCGTACCGATGGATTCTGTTGGTCGTTTAATATTAGGCAGTCGTCTATACAGATGTTAGATGATACAACAACTGTGACACCTCTTAAACGAGCGATTGTCACACTTAGATTTAATTTGAGATAGGAGGTAGTAATGTCAGAACCTAGCAAAGCAACAACACAGGAGGAGAAAGAAGTAATGTCAAAAGCACAAGAACAAACAAAACAATTAGAAGCAAAACAAGGAATTCATTCAATCTTGTTATTTCGTTTGTTGAAAGAAGCATCTAGTGAGGTAGCAACTAAACTTGCTTTTCAAACAGAGCATGAAGTAGGTAAAAGCCGTGACGTAGATGGACAAAAAACTAAAGATGGTATTATCCAGTCCGTGGGGGCTTTGGAGTACGACTTTAAAGCAACATCTATTTTAGCCAAAGGTGACGAACTAGCAGCTAAACTAGAAAAAGCCATGGAGGATGGTGAGCTTGTAGAAATTTGGGATATTGATTCAGAAGAAATAAGCAAAAACGGCGACAGCGACAATAAGCTTGCAAAAGTTTGGGGTATTAATAAAAATGGAACAAACGGAGGAAACGGTAAATGCCTAGCGACTTATTACCAAGGGTACATTTCAAGCTTCAGCGCTAAGAAAAACGCAGAAGAAAATATTGTAATTGAAATGGAGTTTGCCATCAATGGTGTTGGTAAAAAAGGGTTCGCTACATTAACAGATGCCCAAAAAGCAGCTGTACAGTACGCATTTAAAGATACAACAAAATCCAACAGCGAAGAAACTAAAAAAGAAAACAGCTTTGAGATGTAACGGTTAGGTTGGATTTAGTATCCAACCTTTTATTTTTAAAGGAGAAAAGAATAATGCAATTGGAAATTAAAGGTAAAACTCATAACGTAAAATTTGGTACACGATTTGTTGCCGAGATGGACAAAAATCATATAGCAGAACGTCAGGGATTTAAATTTGGAGCTGGTCTACAATCTAGCGTTCCGTTTTTAATCGACCACAGCGTTGTTACTCTTGCGGAAGTAATTTATACAGGTACAATCACCGAACCACCACGTCCTAGTTTGAATGATATTTACGACTATATTGACGAAGTTGAAGATATTGAAAAGCTTTTTGATGATGTTTTAGACGAACTACGTCAATCAAACGCATCAAAGTTGTTTATGGCTCAGGTGGAAAAAGACCTGGCGGAAGCCAAAGCGTAACAAATATAAAAAAGAGTTATTCTTCTCAAGAAAGCTTTGAGACGATTGTGCTTAATTGCATTAGATACCTTGGCATGACTGACATCAATGAAATCGGGCGATTAACTTTGTATGAATATGATTTATTAATGACAGGCAAAGCACTAGCGGCTGTTGATGAATCACATAAAGCTCACAAACAAGCTTGGATAAACCACCAAGTTACGGCAACAAAGCTTGTTGGTGGCAAGAAAAATAAAAAAGAAGTCCCTGTTTATAAAAAATTCAAGGACTTTTTTGATTATGAGGAAGAAATCCGAAAAATCACTCAAGAAATTGATGAAGGTTACGACAAGAAAGGTATGGATTTACTTCTCAAAGCTAACCTTTAAGGAAAGGAGGTTAAATGGGAGAATCTTATTCTGTTGAAGCGGTTTTGACAGCTGTTGATAAAACCTTTGGCAAAACATTACAATCGGCAATCCGTTCAATCGAAGGCTTGGAAAAGCGTTCAACCGGTTTTTCATCGGTGTCTCAAAAAGCTAGTTCCATGTTTAAATCCATGTTAGGAGCGAATTTAGCCGGACAAGCTATCTCGGCAATGACAAGGACAGTGTCATCAGGCCTTGGCTCTATGCTTGGCGAGATGAATAGTTCAGCGAAAGCGTGGAAAACTTTTGACGCCAATTTAGCGGACATTGGATTTGGAAAAAAACAAATTTTGGCAGCTAAAACGGCGATGCAAGACTATGCAACTAAAACAATCTACTCGGCATCAGATATGGCTAGCACGTATGCACAGTTAGCAGCGGTTGGCGTGAAAGATACCGGAAAGCTCGTAAAAGCTTTTGGCGGTTTAGCTGCATCTGCTGAAAATCCGAAGCAGGCCATGAAGTCTATCAGTCAACAAATGACGCAAGCAGTAGGAAGACCAACAGTTGCATGGCAAGACTTTAGGATAATGCTGGAACAGGCGCCTGCAGGGATGGCTAAAGTCGCTAAATCTATGGGTAAAAATCTTGATGAACTCGTCGCCGATATCCAGGCGGGTAGGGTTAAAACCAGCGATTTTTTGGAAGCGGTAAAAAAAGCAGGCAATGATAAGAGTTTCCAAAAGATGGCAACTGAGTTCAAAACTGTTGACCAAGCCATCGACGGTATGCGAGAAGGCTTATCCAACAAATTGCAACCAGCGTTTGAAAAAGTGAACCAATTTGGAATTAGAGCGATCGAAGCAATCGGTAAACAACTCGATAAAGTTGATTTTTCTAAGTTTGCTAGTAATCTTGGGAAATTCCTTGAAGGAATTAATATCGATAAAATTGTATCTAATATTTCATCGGCGATTTCATCTGTCACTTCAAAGGTTAAAGAATTTTGGGACGGTTTCAAACAAACTGGAGCAATTAGTGCTTTTTCAGGAGCTTTGCAGAGCGTTTGGGAAGCTTTAAAAAATGTCGCTAGCGCCATGAGCGGAGGAAATTGGAAGACTTTTGGAGCAACAGTTGGAGGGACTGTTAAACACGTCTCTAACTTCGCTAAAGCTGTTTCCGATGTTTTAGGAAAGATGGACCCTGGCAGACTAAGAAGTTGGATAGCTACCTTCGCCGCAGTAGCTGGAGGCTTTAAATTATTCGAAAAATTAACGGGGCAAAGCGTCATTGGTTCTTTTTTGGATAAAATTGGCAGCAAATTTGGCCTCTTTGGAAACAAAGCCAAAGAAGGAACAGACAAAGCCTCTAACGGCGCTAGAAGAAGCGGTGGCATTATTAGCCAAATCTTCAGCGGCTTGGGTAATATCGTTAAGTCTGCTGGTACAGCCATATCAACAGCTGCAAAAGGTATCGGAGCTGGTATTAAAACTGCTTTGTCTGGAATCCCCCCTATCATTAGTTCTCTAGGAACCGCAATATCAACAGTTGCGCAAGGTATAGGCACTGGGCTAGCAATCGCATTTAAAGGCCTTGGTTCTGCTATTGCCATGGTGCCGCCTACCACATGGCTAGCTTTAGGAGCGGCAATTTTAATGGTTGGTGCTGCTTTTGCCTTGGCAGGAACTCAAGCTGATGGCATTAGTCAAATTTTAAGAACCGTTGGCGATGTTGTTGTGCAAATCTTACAACAGGTCACTGATAGTCTAGCCACTTTACTACCTATTATCGCAAACGCTATTGGCTCTATGTTGCCAATTGTAGCTGGAGCTATCTCTCAGATTGTAGGCGCAGTAGCGGGCGGATTATCTCAGCTCGTTATAGCCGTTTCAACAGGGGCATCTCTCGTTATAGGGGCTTTCACAGGACTTCTTGGTGGTATTTCTGGGGTTATTAACTCCATTAGCGCTGTTATCCAATCGCTAACTGGTGTGATTACCGCAGTATTCAATGGCATAGCTACTGTTATTTCATCTGTCGGTTCGGCTATCAAAGATGTATTGACGGGTCTAGGAACCGCTTTTGAAGGATTTGGAAATGGTGTAAAATCAGCTCTAGAAGGTGTTGGGGCAGTAATTGAATCGTTTGGTAGTGCAGTTAGGAATGTCCTTGACGGTGTTGCAAATATCCTTGATTCTATGGGTACTGCGGCACTTAATGCAGGCCGTGGCGTAAAAGAGATGGCTAAAGGCATTAAAATGCTTGTTGATTTATCCCTTGGAGATTTGGTTGCTACATTAGCAGCTGTGGCAAGCGGTCTAGGGAAGATGGCTAGCTCAGCTGGCGAAATGACAACATTAGGTTCTGCTATGAGCAAGGTAGCCAATGGTATGACACGTCTAGCAACAAGTGCTACGATAGCAATTACTGGATTAACAGTCTTTGCCACCACCATGGCAACTATTAAGACAGCAGTTGCAACTCTACCGCCAGTCCTAACGATGGCAGCGAGTGGGTTTACCACATTTACTACTCAGGCGGTGGCAGCAGTGACTGGATTGGCTGCAATTAATGCTCCAATCACTATGTTTAAAGCTCAACTAATGACAATAACACCAGCTCTAGCACAAGCTGGCGCTGGCTTTGCCGCGTTTGTTGCTCAATCATCAACATTTAGTACAGGTTTAGCATCTGCCGGTCCTACAATAGCAGCGTTCAATGCTAATTTGATGAGCTTATCTGCAACAACAGGAGCGCTAGTTGCATCAATAGCTGGTTTATCAGCTGTGCTTTCTGTTGTATCAGCTGGCTTTAGCCAAATAGGGGCTTCTGCGACAGCAACTGTTGGTCAAATACAAGCTTTTGCTTCTAGTACAACAGTTGTTTCGTCAGCATTTGCTAGCATGCAATCTATGATTCAATCTGCCATGGCTGCAATAGTAAGCAGCATTATAACATCATTTAATCAAGCGGCCTCTCAAATGCAATCAATCTTATCTCGAATGCTATCTCAGGCTAGGACATTTGGGTCTCAACTAGAGCAACAAATGAGACAATCGGGACAGCGTTCAGGACAAAATCTTGCTCGGGGACTATCTTCTCAACAAAGTGCTGTTATTAATGCTATTTCTAGCATGGTTAATGCTGCGGTATCAAGAGCCAACGCGGGAGCTGGTCCTATGCGTCAAGCTGGAGCGTACATCGGACAAGGGCTTGCGCAAGGAATGTATTCAGCGCTAGGAGCTGTAACAGCTGCAGCAAACGCCCTTGTAGCACAAGCCGAGAGAGCAGCAAGAGCCAAGGCGATGATTCATTCGCCGTCAAGGTTGTTTGCAAAACGAGTTGGTCAATATATCCCGCAAGGGGTAGCTATGGGTATCGACAAAAACGCTGATGTCGTTGACGACTCTGTTGGCGGGTTATTTGATAGCATCAATAGCTTTGATTTTAATATCGCAGATAGACTGGCTAGCATTGGAGCTAAATTCCAAGGTGTTATCAAATCAGAGAGTTCACAATCGTTATCGCAGCAACAAGAGTTCGTACATACAGCTCAACCAGCGTATATAAACTTTAGTTTAGGTGGAAACGAATACGAAGCATTTGTAAGTGACATCACTAATCAACAAGCAAAAATTGAAAAAATCAGACTAAAGAGAAGCAGCTGGTAGTTGTTTCTCTTAGTTTTTTGAAAGGAGTAAAATGTACGAATTTAACGATACTATCAGAGGTACTCCGAAAGTTACTTTTAATTTAAAGACAACAATTGGTGAAAAGGTATTAGAAGAAGAACTCAATAATGATTTAGGTACCTTTAGGACATTGACTGTTTCTGGTCGTGATGTGGTGGACTTAGAGCATCAAACAACAAGTGTTTTAGGGCGAAATGGTGAGTATTTCCACAATGCCACAGTCGAAGTCAGAAAACTAGAAATAAAAGCTAAAATCACTGGAAAAGATAACCAGTCAATGCGTTTGCAATATGAAAAATTAAACAGATTAATTGTTAGTCACAATCAAGTTTTTTTATCATTTTCAGACGAACCTGACAGAAATTATCTAGGCATCTTTAAATCTAAAGATGTCCCAGAAGAAGTTTCTAACGAGCAGATTATAGGACTAACATTCATCTGCTACAATCCGTTTAAAATGTCTGATGTAAAAACTAAAAAAGGAACATCTATCCAAAATGGTGGGTTATTTCAAACAAAGCCTATCATCACTCTCAACCTATCATCACCAACAAAAGAAATTAAATTGTTGCATGTCGAAAGCCAGAAGTATATCAGATTGACTGGAACTTATACCACTGACGAAATCAAGATTGATATGGCCACGGGTAAAATTACCCAGAACGGTCGCAACATCCTTGGAGATTTAGATATGATTAATAGTAGGTATTTTGAGCTATTACCTGGTAATAATACATTACAGTGTGCCAATGCCGCCATAACCGCAGAGTTTAGAGAGGTTTATCTATGATATACCTGTTTGATAAACTTGAGCGATTGGTCGCTACTGTTGGTACTGATGACTTGCTCTCATGGCACTTTAAGGTCAAAAACAATGATTGGGACCAGGCTAGTTTTGAAGTGCCAGTTGATTATGACGTAGAGCCATTTGTCTACTTTGGTTTTTTTAACTACGACCCTAATCAAAAAGAAGATGTCTTTAAGCTCTTTAAAGTCATTGATTACAACCTAGAAGATAGCAAGTTTTACAAAGGCTTAGACAAAGCTGAGAGTGATCTTGATACCATTGCCATTATCAAAGATAAGCGCTTTAGACAATCGTCCGCAGATGCTTGTATTGATGGTGCTTTAGAGGGTACGGGTTATCAAGTTGGCAAAGTTGAGGGAATAACAAATGTTAGAACACTTAGTTATTACTACATCAGTCCACGAGCGGCTCTGATTAAGATTGTGGAAGCTTTTAACTGCGAGTTCAATGTCAGGTATACCTTTATTAATAACAAAATCACTAGTCGTTATATCGACCTCAAAAAGCGCTTTGGAAAGCCAACAGGCAAGCAATTTGAACATGGCAACAACCTGTTAAAAGTCGTCTACGAGGAATCAACAGATGACATTGTGACTTGTCTGATTGGCAGAGGTAAGGGTGAGGAAATCCAACACGAAGAAGCTGAGCCTAAAGATGTCGAGGGACACTTGCCACAGGAAGAAAGGCGGCAAGGCTACGGTCGAAGAATCGAATTTACTGATGTTGTCTGGTCGGTCGAAAAAGGCGACCCGATAGACAAACCAGCTGGTCAAAACTTTGTAGCACTAGATAGTGCAAGGGAAGAATACGGCTTGTCTCAAAATGGTGAGCTAAAACACCGCTGGGGTGTCTTTGTCAATGAGGAAATCGAGGATAAGACAGAACTCTTAAAAGCAACTTGGGAAGAATTGCAGCGTTTGTCAATCCCTATCAGAATTTACAAGGCAGAAATCTTAGACATTGGTCCAGAGACGTGGAAAGGCGACTCAGTAGCCATTATCTATGATGAGGTAAAAATAGCTTTTGAAACTCGGGTTGATGAGATTGATATTGACAAGCTTAATTTTAACAGGTCAGTCGTAACACTTGGTGATTACAGCGTTGTCCAAAATCGTGAGTCACGGTCTCGTAAAGAGGCTGTCCAAAACATGATAGATGAATCTTTAGAGACTATCACAGACTTAGGAATGACATTTCAGGAATTTTTGCAAGGCATCGAAAAACGCATCGAGACTGGCAAAAAGGAGATGGAAGACAATTGGCGAAAAGTTAACCTTGAATTCGATAACTTTAAAAAGAAGGTTGAGCAAGAAGGCTTGCAATTCAACACCTTGAAAGAACAAATCAAAGAAGTTGATGAACGCACTGACAAAGAGCTAGAGGAATTCCGAGCCACCCTCAAAAACCTAGCGTTACCAGAGGAAGCGATTAAAAAAATCACAGAGGCTATCAAAGTTGATGACATCCCATCAATTAAACAAAGCTTTGATGACCTCAAAAACAAGGTCAGTGAAACGAGCGAGACGGCACGTCTAAATGCCGAGATTATCGGTACAGACGGTAAGACCCGCTATAACAAAAATTTATTGGTTGGCGACCCTAACCGTGTAAAAACCTATGACCAAGACTATATCGAGGTAGAAGCTAATGATGGCGGCTTTAAGCGTGGCGAGACCTACACGATTAGCTTTAGTCAAACGTGTGAGCTACTCAAAAAAGTAGCTATCACATTGACGCAAATTAACAACAAGGGAGTTAAGTTAGTACTGACACCAACCAAAGCAAAAATGGATGCACAGACGTTTGAGGTCACTAAAGATAAACAGTCTATAGAGGTTTATCCTTTGAGCTATACAGGCGTTTTAACAGGTGATTGGTATAAATCTAAGTCTGTGGAGATAAACGCCTCAGAGGCGCAGGAATTAGCTCTTGAGATGGCTTATAAAGAGATTGCAGATGCCAAAGGTGCAACTATTATCGGCAAACAGTCCGATAAACCAAAAATTATTTTAGATGGGAGGAGGGACAGATGACATCAGTCGAAACAATACCAATAAAAATTGTCTTTGACCGAAAAGACGCTTCAGAATGGCAGTCAACTAACCCTGTCATTGACGAAGGTGAACTAGTCGTCGAGCTAGACACCCATAAGCTAAAGGTCGGAGATGGTAAAACAAGCTACAATGACTTGCCTTACTATGAAGGTCCGCAAGGAGAATCCATAA